TTCACGAGCTTGGTAGGAGGGGGATTGCCCACGGCATAAGGCAAGGGGTTCTGAGGGGAGAAGGCTACGCCTGGGGTTTGAACCGGGCGCATGCCACTGTCACCCTTGGAGTCACGACCCAGGACAGTGTCCATGGAGTAGCCCACTGTCGAGATCTTGTGAACGACCTCGTGTACCCACCACACCCCGTCATTGTCGGCATCGATCCCGTTGAGCACGATGGGCATGCCTTGCCTGACCACGGTCATGCCGGTCAGCGTGGCCTGGGCCTTGTAGTTGAACCGGTTGTATTCAGCCATGCCGGCCAGAGTGCCATGGGCACTGCTCTGGCTATTGACCACGAGGCTGGAGATCTGCTGACTAAAGAAGGGGTACACCGAGTTCTGACCCAGGATGGTCATGTCCTCACCATCATTCACTGCCCCGATGATCCGACCCGAGTTGAGATCAAGGCCAGCGATGGTACGGACGGCGCTGGTAGCACCCGCGGTAGTGAACGACTCACCCGTGACAGACTGGAAGGAGGTGATGCCTTGGTAGGCGATATTGGGGGCGGTGTTCCTGGTCTTGAACACCGGCATACTGGGACCGTAAGCCTTCACGCCGGTATCAACGGAGATGAAGCGGAGCATCGTCTTGTTACAAGCCAGGCTGTAGCCCACCTTGTTGGCAAGCTGCACAAGGTACGACCAGGCTGACGAGCCAGGGTTTGATAGCTGCGGCCAGGTGTAGTCATCGTTCTCGATCAGGGTCGACAGGAAGAACTGCCCAGCCATACGCTGTACCAGGCTCGACGCCTGCACATTCGTCCAGGCCCCTGTGAAGGGATCCTTCAAGGCGTAGCTGGCCCCCAGGCAGACCACGTCCTCAAAGGTAGATTGATCGGGCAGAGACTTGTCATAGTGGTTCTCGATGTGGTCGACATAGCCAAAAAACCAATCGGTGTCGACCGGACTCCAGCCGTACTGCATCTTTACGGGGGTGCCTGGCTGTAACTCCGGAGCGTTAGTCGGCTCTGCTCGCAGAGTGATGACCGCGGTGTCGTGCATACCCTCTGTCATCATCACCTTGATGGTGTTGACCGTCTTCTTGGCCGCGATGCCACCAGGATCGAAGATCGGAAGGGCGACGACATTGACGGTCATATCGAGGTGGGGATCCTGATGATCGAGCCAGTGACAAGGAGGTCCGGATAGAAGATCTCTGGGTTGGCGTTGGCGATGCGCCACCAATAGTCCGGAAGGCCATAGACCTTGTAGGAGATCACGTCGAAGCGGTCACCGTCCACCACGGTGTAGTAGGCGAAGGCACTGGGGCCAGCGGGTGGGCCACCGAACACAGCTACCGCCGTGTCCTGGGAGATGTCAATGATGGACTGACCCTTCCAGATCCCCGTCACGGTGGGTGCGGTGGGCACCGTGATAACCGGCTGGCCCATGTACCGAGAACCTTGGACGATCATGATCCGCTGCCCTTCTTCAGGTTGAACTGTTGGGTCGCAGACGAGGTGGACTGAGTGGCCTTGACCGAAGATAGATACTGGCCTCCCACCGAAGCTGTCATCGGCAAGCTGTTGACGAGATCAGGGCTGGACATGGAGGGCTGGTAGATCCGCATCACCGAGATGTCGGCATACGCCTCGATGGGGACCATGTTGTAGTTGAAGAGGGTGTAGGTGTAGTCGAGAGAGGCGATGGTGCCCTGGAACGAGTAGGAGTTCGCCCCACCGAAGACCACCTGGAGCGGATAGGTCATGGGTGGGTAGCCGCCGGCCCCGTAGTTACCTACTCCCACGTTGGCCCCGCCTTTAGTGGAGGCGTCAAAGATCCCGACAAGTCGCTCCAGAGCGCGAATGTCCCAACGACATCCGATTTCCGATGGCCCCTTGGCACCGCCATAGGCCACCTCGTACATGCGGTTGAAATAGATGGTGAAGCTGACCGTTTGGTTGGTCACCCAGTAGCCGCCGAACTGCATGTTGGTGGGATCCTGTTGCAACGGCGAGGTCAGGTTGGAGGTATCGATGTTGGAACCCATCGAGATCTGCTGTGGGTTCATCATGAAGTACAGGCGGAACTGCTTGGTGGTCAGGTCTGCCATCCCACCGCGGACGAGCGTGTTGCCTGGCTTCATGTGCATCATCTGGAAGAACTTGGAAAAGGGCAGGTTGTCCCGTGGGTCAGGGAGTTTGGCGATGATCGCCTGCTGAGCCGCGGCCTCCTGCTGCCATGTCGCCCCCGTGGTGCTCTGACTGTTACCACTACCCTGGGAAGAACTACCTCCTCCACCACCACCACTACCACCAGGGGTGTACCCCTCTCCCGTGGGGCGCTTTGCTCCCAGGAACAAGTCCGTTGGTACACCAGGAGTCCCAGGTGCATACATCGGTCCCTCAAAGACCTTCTGGGTGGATTGAGGGGCCTCGATGGTTCGACCGTTGCCGGCATACATGACTACGTGACCGGAGGAAGGATCAGCGAAGCCAGGGGGGCCGAAGCACAGGAGATCCCCCACCGACAGCTTCTGCTCAAGCTGAGCCGCGGTGAGGCCCTTGTCTGCCCCCAAGTAGTCGACCGCCGTGGTCAAGCTGGTGTTGTTGTTCCAGAACTCAGCCACCGTGCGCCCGCCCAGGGTCACACCAGGAGCACCTGGGCCGGTGTTGTAGGCGTAGACCATGAGGCCCGAGCAGTCGAAGCCAGTACCGTCATGTGGCTGCCCACTGGCATAGCCACTCCCTGGGGGACCGTTACCGCCCCACCCGTACCACGTTCCTATACAAGTCTTCGCCACGTTGTATGCCTGCTGACCCACAGGGGTCGTGGGAGGAGGGGTCGTGGACGCAGGCGTTTTGGCGGTAGGACTGCCCGATACATCAGCAGGGTTCTGGATGATGCGGATCTGCGGCATCACGAACTCCTCACTGCCATCAGATTCTGAGGCTTGGAGACCGCGGCTATGAACTGCTTGGCGAGGTTGTCCATGTCCTTCTGGGAGGAGTTGGCCGGCACCTGGAGCACCACCGAGCCAGGTTTGAAGTTCAGTTGCACGATAGGGCTGCCACCCTGCGCCCCACCCTTGTTGTAGGGAGAGGACGAGTAGTTGTCAGCCGCAGGCACCACAGCCTCACCGCGGTGCAGCAGAGCTAGCTGAGTACGAGCTACAAGCTGGGTGCCACGGGCGAAACCAGCACCCTTGGACGACAAGATATTCTGGGCGAACTTGATCCGGTTGGACATGGCCGGGATGCCGGCTCGTTCGTAGGTCTGTTCAAACGAAGTGGTGGCAGAGGTGACATCAGTGGTTCCCTTCAACGCTGCCAGGGAGCCGGCCTCAGTGCCGTTCAACTCCTGCGACCACATGAAGTCCAACTGGGTCTGGAGGCTGTTGGGATCACGGTTCTGGGCCTTGGCCCAGGCCACCAACGTGTCCCACCTACCACCCACTGACCACTGGGCAATACCACGGCCAGGACCGCCAGCTTGGGCCGAACCAGGGTTGATGCTGGACTCCTGGGCCAGGTTGCCCAGGATGCCGGCTGCCATGTAGTCCTTCAAGCCCTTGCCCAAGAAGAAGTTGTATGCCTGCTGGGCGTTACCACTACCGGTCAACTTGGTTGGCGTGCCAGACCCTGTCCCGCCCGAGCCACCGGATCCACTCCCAGAACCGTCAGAGGTCTGGCTGGCTGCTCCACCACCCGTTCCCAGGAACATCCCAGACAGGTCATTCGGCCCAATGCCAGCCGATTTGTAGTTCCAGGCTCCTCCCCCTTTGGCATTCGACGCTGTTCCTGCGCTCGTGGTAGCCGGCCCTCCACCTCCTCCACCACCAGCAGCGCCGCCACCCAATAAGAAGGAAAGGTTGGAGGCTTGAGGACTACCCGGCTGGATACCAAGGCTTGACAGAATACGATCCATGCCCCCCAGGGCAGTTACACCAGCATTGCCTTTACCACCACCCCGAGCCAGGGCCGCGGCCTTCCCAGCCCCGTGCTGCGCTCCACCCGGTTTCGTCAACCCCGCGATGAGAGAGCCACTAGGGGGAGCGGAGAACAACATGCCCAGGACAGTGGTCGAAACCTCGTTGTCAGAAGGCTTGCCGGCCAAGAGATGGAAGATGGTCTTGTCCCCTCCCTTACCACCTCCACCGGCACCCAGGAGACCGACACCGCCCCCTCCACCATGACCGCCTTTCTTGCCCTTCATCTTCTCGACATCTTCTTTGGTGAGAACGAACTCACCGCCATGGACGACGGCCAACTGAGGGCCGGTTCCTGGTACCTCACCGCCCTGCTGGAAGATGCTCTTGATGATCCCGCCGACACCTGGGAGATGTCCGAGCATGCCTGTAGCCATGCCCATGCCAGGGATCTTTGAGGTGATGCCTCCGAGCAGACCACCGGACCCGCCGAAGATCTTGCCGATGAGGCCACCACCTAAAGCCGACAGCGGAGTAGCGGCTTTCAGCAGTGCAGCAGCAGCATCATTCAGATTCTTAGCTGCACCGGCAATACCAGGCTCAGCCACCGACTCCATGCGTGACTTGGCCGACTGGGCCTGAAGCTGAGCGTAGGCCGCGGTCTGACCGAAGCCGGCAGCCTTGGCCCCTTGCTTGGTGCCAAGATCCACCTTGGTGATGTCCTTGCCCTGGGACTTCATCCCGATCCTGGCACGGGCGTACTGCATGAATCCGGAGTAACCGTCGCTCCCTGGCGTGATACCCAGGGCAGCCAGGTTGTTCTCTCCTGGGCCACCAGGAGCCATGTACGACTCAAACTGATCACCCGAAGGCGCACCACCTGGGAAGCCGGCAAACAGCTTCTGATAGATCATGCTGTACTGGGACGTGATGTCCATGGCCTTGCCGCCTGGTTTGAAGTTCAAGCCGAACATCAGACCGGCGTTAAGCGTCCCTGGCTGCTGCATCTGATTCGTCGCCACCATGGCCTGCTGGCGGGTCATGGAAGGCATCATGGTCATGAGTTGCTGCGCGCTCCGGTTGAAGGCAGCAGAGTTCTGGCCGGCGACACTCTGACCACCGAAGGGGTCAGCACCCATGTAGTTCGCCATGTACATGTTGGCCTGGCCGTAGTCGGCGGCACTCTGAGCAAAGGTACCCTTAGGAATGACGTACGCGCCCTGCTGCTGACCCATGGTCATCTTGCCGAAGGACGGCCCGAGTGAGGCCCCGATGAACTGGCCCTGGACGGCGCTGGCGATCAGATTCTGGGCCGCGGAGGAGGACAGGACGTTGGCGGCTGATCCGATAGCACCCGAGATCATGGAGGCCGGTCCACCCAGACCTCCACCACCTTGACCACCATTGCCGCTGGTCGTCATCTTGTTACCCGAGCCAGCCAGGGCCTTAGCGTCGTCGGCGCTGCCCTCTGTCATCTTGGCCCAGGTGTCTTTAAGCTGGGACGCCACGGCGCTGCCATCAGGCTGAGTGCCCTGGCCGGTGTCGAGCGGACCCTGGTTGAAACCACCGGCATTACCACGCATGCTGCCTGGCAGCCAGAGGCCCTGGGTAGAGCCGGAAGAGCCAGTCCCACCACTCCCACCGCCCGCAGTAGCAGCACCGGCGCCGCCACCACCGCCGCCGCCACCCATCCCACCCATGGACCCTTGCACACCCTGGATCTGCTTCTGAAGACCAGCCATGCTCTTGGTCAGGCTGTCGACAAGCTGAGTGATGCTGCTGATGCTCTTCTGGGCCGACGATCCGAAGGTATTGAAGGCGCTCTGGACCCCGGTCAGGGCAGAGGTGATCTTGCCGATGGACTCGGCAAAACGCTCTGGGCCTTTGGAGTCGAACAGCCCTATGCCGTAGCCATCAGGTGGCACTTATTTCTCCAGGACGACTTCGACCCAGTGCTGTCGCTCTGGGTAGGGCATGTGCTTAATCTCAGACAGATTCCAACCGGGGAAATGCTCAGAGATTCTCCGGTACTGGAGGTAGAGAAGGTCGAGAGTGGTGAGATCCCTAACGAAAGAGATCTACGAGAGAGATCTGATAACCGGCCTCCCGCCCGCACTCGGTGCATGTGACCATCACCTCCTCCATCCGCGGGCCAGGCTGCGCTTCGGTCATGGCTTCGATGATCTTGCGCCGGTCAGCCATGCTCATCTTCTGGGCGATGTGACCCATCACTGGATTGCCATCAAGCGAGCGGATGGAGCGGTCGATAGCAATGGTCGCCTCTTCTGGGCCGGTCCT